GTGATGATGTTGGCGTTGCACGTAATCACGAAGTCGCCAATCTCGATCGTGTGCACGAGTGCTGGCGACGTCGCTGGCCCGTTGCAATTCGACGCGAACTGATTGCAAACCACTGTGATGCACGCGCACGTCGTGGTATTCACGATTTGGTAGGCGTCTTGAGTGTCAATCGCTGGCGGGCAGTAAGACCCGCTGTCGTAGTTCTGCCATAGGTCAAGGAAGCCGCCGACGTTCACCGTGAACCGACCTCGGTAGCAACAACCTCCACCGCTCACTTTCGTGACCGTCACGGGACCAGCCGGCGCAAACGTGAGGTTTAGATTGAACTCGTTGAAGCGACAGTCGCAGGCTTGAGGCACACCAACCTTGTACCGCTGGAACTGATATGCGAGGTTGATGCCATTCACTGCGTACGACGTGTTGCATTCACACACGGTGCACGGCTCAGGCTCACCGCAGCAGCATGAACGTTGCAGGCTCATTGTGGCTCGCTCCAATCGTATTGCACGACGGTTTGCCCTTCGAGCTCCTTGGCGTCGATCCAACCGACGTCGACCATATCTTCACCGTCGAGCATTGCCACTCGGACGCTGCCCTTGCCCTCGAGAATCAGCATCGGGCTGTCGGGTGCGCGCACGTATCGCGGCCCGCACGCGTTCAGCGATGCGAGAGCCGCCACCCACAACGCGTACCACGCGAGGCGATGAAAGCCACTTGATAATCGAATCGAGTACGGCCCGTGCAATTTCATAGATCACTTTGCGCCCGCTTGCTCGCTGCTCACCTTGTTGTCACGCGCTGCGAGCAACCCGACGCCAGCCATGAACGCGGCTGCGACGGCGCCCCAATCAGGCGTAGTGAGTGGGTCCGCGTCGAACAACGCGACGGCCGCGGTTGCGAGGGCGGCGACGATCGCAGCGATACCCGCTGTAGTAGTTCTCCAACTCATTTTCCCCCCCTGAGGCGTTCCACCTCGGCTTCGAGATATCGAACTCGTTCACTGAGCATGGCGATGGTTTCGCGAAGACTCGCAATCGTGCCATGCAGCCACGCGCTTGCCGTCAGCACGGCTACGAAGGGTGCGATGAGTTGTGCAAGTTCGGGAAACGTCATTTTAGTTTCCTTCCGGCCCTTCGTCAGAAATTGAGTACGAATGAATGAACATGCTCGCGCTACTACCACTCACTTGCCGCACGGTGATCTTGGTGTAATCCACCACGCCGAGCGAGTTGCGACCCGCGTCGTAGAAAAAAAAGCCCGCATCGTCCGTTGCTTGGTCTTTTGTGCAGTGCCCCGCGTGAAAAGCTGAAGCGCAACTCAAAACCACTTCACGCATGGGATCAACGCCCGCAGGAAGCGCGGGCAAGGTGACCCAGTTGCCTGTGCGAGCATTCGACGTGATGCCAACATGGAAGATAAGCGCCATTAGGAAACTCCTCGCGGTCCGTAGTCCGTCGAGCTGTAGGACACGACGTAGATGTATCCGGTGTCGGTCGACGTTGCGTTTGTATTGTCTCGCACGGTGATCGAATTGTAATTAACGACGCCGAGATCAATGCCACGGGTAGTGTCAACGTAAACTTCTCCGCGATCCGCGAGTGCTTGCCCTGCGGTGCAATCACCGACGCGGAAAGCCGCAGCGACGCGCGGTGTAGCGGTATTCGTGGCCTTCAAAATGACTCGGCGCATTGGGTCAACACCCGCAGGAAGCGCAGGCAAGGTGACCCAGTTTGCAGAAATACCGTTGAAAAATTTGGGTGTGTGGAATATGCAAGCCATAGAAAATCTCCGCGTTAGCAAAGAGTGCGAATGAGGTAGCCGGAGCACACGTGCACGAGCGTGCTGCTGTGGGTAATTTCGAGCGAGTAGTGCCACACGCTTTCGCTTGTGCTGATCGCGTTGAGCGCTGAGTTTATCGTCGCAAGGTTGAGCACGATTTGGCCGCCAGTTCCCGGCGTGATTCCGCTCGCTTGCGTCGCAATCACGTCAGCCGCTGCCGTCGGCGCAAGCCCGTTTCGCCAAATGCGCATCGTTGCTGGATTACCTGTGAGGTTGTGGCTCGTGGTGGTGATCGTATACGTGCCGAGCGTGCCCGTGAACGTCTCGGGCGTGCCCGGCGCAAGCGCCGAGTAGGTGATATTGAGCGTTCTCACGTGCAGTCTCCATCGATGGCTTGCGTGTTGATGATCACCCACCGAAGCAAGCCGTCAGACTGTCGCATCGGTGTAAGCAGGACGTACGTACCCACGGGGATCGGTTGCGGCACGAACGTGCCAGGAAGCACGGCGCCGATGCCGTACGCATAAAACGGGTGCCCGCTGCGGTTGCTCAGTTCGCTGATACTGATCGCAGAAGCTTGCAAGCCGCCCGTCTTCACGCTCGCGCCCGTCGGCGTTGACGTGTTCAAGATGGCTTCCGACCAGTCGTAGGTCCAACGGTAATACAACGCGCTTAGCACGCTGTAACTGGTGATCACGCCGAGCACGACCGTGCGCGGTTCATACGACGGCCGCACGCTTGACACGCGGTCAAGATCGCTTTGGTTGCGTTGGAGGTTGACAGCGTCGTTGCGGTTCATGTTCCACAGACCCACCAGCCGTCTTCCACGTACGATTTCAACGCGGCATCACCCGAATAGATGTTGTTGAAGTCTGTTGCAGTACGCGGCAGACGCATCCACTTGACTTCAGACAACTGGCCACCCGTAGTCATCTTCGGCCGGCCATCGGCGTCAACCGTCGCCACCTGTGAGAAGTGGTAGAACTTGTCGTACAGGAACTCAAAGACAACTTCGTAGAACTCGCTGCCTTGCTCTTTTTCAAGGTTCACGCCTTCGCAAATCAGCGAGTACGCGGGGAAGCCGCAGAACGTGGCGTTGTTGGTCGTGTTTGCGTAGTTCGTCAACGTCGTAGCCGCAGTGTCGAGCGGCACAACGCTCGCGTCTTGGGTTGCACGCAAGCGAATGCGCACTTGACCGATTTGCACACTCTCGAAGCCGTCAGCGCCGGTCACCGACGTGCCGCCGATGTCGCCTGTACTGTTAGTCGATGTTGTCGGCGGACTTGTCGACCAACTCATCCGATGCAACTTAAGGTTGCGCGATGCAGTCACAAACGAGAACTGCGCCGGCAGCATCGTGATCGGCGTTGTCGTCGAGCACGGCGAGATGATGTACTTCGTGCGGAAACTGATTTGAGCATCTACAGCCTTGCCACCTTCAAGCAAGCGCACCGTGACCGATCGAGCACGGCAGAATTGGTGCCACGAACCGAGTGCGCCGTAGGCGTCATAGTCCACGATCGGCAACGCGCCGTCGGTGACCATCGCTTCATACTCAGTCACGGCATTGATAGAGCCGCCGTTTTGCTTCTGAATGATGCGCGAAACGATGATTTCGCTTTCGGCACCGAGCGCAGCAACGCGCTGATCGAGCACGCGATCGTTCCACGAATAAACGGTTCCTGCTCCGCTCATGACATCACCTGTACCAGTTTGGTTAGCACCGTGCTGTTTTGGATCATCCACGCACCAATAGCGTCGGCCATTCCACCACGTCCTTCGGCCATGTCAATGCGTTGTTGTTCAGCCATGCGCTGTTGGATCTGCGACGCGCCCGCTTCGTTTGCCACACTCAGCGCCATCTCGTTGCGGATTTGCTCAAGCGACTTACCGCTGAGGAATGCGCCGAGGCCAGCGCCCGCGATCGTGGCGCCCTCTTGCATCTGTTGAGCCCACGTGACTGCGCCGCCGGCTCGGCCCGTGTTCATGTCGGCGCTGCCGCCGATGAAGCCAGCCATGAAGCCCTTGCCCTTCGTGCTTGCGATCTGCTTTTCCATGATCGCGAGCCGCTCAAGCAATACGCTATTTGCGGTGACGGTTTGCTCGCCAGTTGTCTTGAACTTCGCGAGCGCTTCGCTCGCGCCCTTCGTGGCGTTGTTCATCGTTTCCATGATTTGTCCGGCCACGATGAGCGGCGACAACGCGCCCGCGATCGCGATGCCAGCGGTGCCGGCTGCGCCCGCAGCGCCGCCGATCGCACCGAAGCCACCGAGCGATAGCGCAGACTGTGCGCCCGCTTTCAGCACGCCTTGCGCTGCGCTTGGCTTCGCGCTCACGCGCTCCATTCGCTTGGCCGACGCACGCATCTTGGCTTCGGCTTGCTTGAGCCCAGCGTCTACGCCTTCGGTCGAAACAACAACTGGAACGTGAATTTTGGGCAGACTAGGCACGGGCCATCTCCATGATCGCGGTTTGAACGGCGTCGCTGATGAACTCAACAACCCGCGGTTGGTGGCGTTGCGCTGCGCGCGTTATGTATTGACGTCGGTAAATGCGAGCGCCGAGCGCCGACTCTCTGCGCTTGATTCCCTTGCGCCATCCGCGATCCTGTGAGAACGGCACGATGCGCGCGGCTTTGTTGCCCTTCCACTTGCGCACAAGTTTCGGCGGAGGCTTCGGCCCAACCACACCATCGGACAAACGCACCAGCCCCTTCTTAAATGGACGCCAGCCGCCGTCGTAAAGGTGCGAGCGCTTACCGACGCGGGCTCCATCCTTGCGGACTCCGACGCCTGCCCAAATCCTTCCCTTGCGGTACGTCTTGGTTTTGATGGCGATATCTCGCTTGGTGCGCTTCGCCTTCGGCAACGCCAGCGCTTTCATCGTGCGCTTGACCGCTTCGCCCCAGTTGCGCAAGCCCTTGCGCACGATCTTGCGGCGCATGTTCTTCGGCAGTTCCGACGCAATCGCTGCGATCCGTTCCAAATCGTGTTTGGACGGTCGGAACTGGACTCGGAAGCCCGCCCGCTTTGCGTCGATGTAGTTCACGTCGGATGCCGTCCCAATCGGGAATATCCATTTCCACGTTCAGCGCTGCAACGCTCAACGTAGCGAGATCGGTGCTCGTCAGTGAGAACGCCACACGTAGCACCCGACGTGCAGCGTCAGTTAGTCCCGGCCTTCGGCGTAGAGCCGCTCCACCAGCGCTGAAAGTTTCTGCACCGTGAACGCGTCAGCCGCAAGCGCTTCGTCCACGCTCGCGAACACTGGTGCGCCGTTCTCGACGAGATGCCGAGCAACCATCCACGCGGAAAGCCGCTCGGGGGTCTTGGTTGAGACATCGAGCGCTTCGATGAGATCGAGCGCCGACGGTCGGCGCAGCTCGACGGCGACGCCGTTCGGGAGCGTGCCGTGCCAATTCTTGAGAGTGAGTGCGTCTCGAATGCTCATGCGATCGTGATCGTGCCGGTGTATTGAATGGTGAAATTCGCGCGGATGACTTCGTTCGTTGAAGCCGTTGCGCTGAACGACTGAACGAACGCTTGCCCGCTGTAGGTCATGCCAGTGGAAAGCGTGATAAGCGCCGTTGCGCTTCCGCTTCCGCTGTTGATTGCGGTTTCGATTGCAGCCATAGCCGTACTGCCTTGGTCATAGAACATGTCGATCGTCGCGGTGCAGCCGCGGTTGCCGACAATGTACGTGCGCGGGCCCGTTGCAATGTCGGTCGTGTCGATGATTGTCTGATCGTATTGAATCGACACAGTGCCGAGCCCGTTTACTTCGGTTCCGGCCCAACTGAATTTCGCGAGCGCCGATGAAAGTGCTGCCATGGGTTATTCCTTGTAGTGAATCGTGATCGTGTTCGAGACTTCGGCGGGTTGTTGTTCGTCGCCTTCGCCAACGCTGGCCGCGTCAATGGTGTAGCCGTCGAACATCACCGCGGTGAATTCGAGACCGTTGTACGTGCCTGTATCGCACGCGCTCGGCACGAAAGCAGCAATGTCAAGCGCCGCGTCAGTTGTCGTCGCGATCACGCGAACGTCGACCACGGCTTGCCAGTAGAGGGCGACGGCGCTGCGCTCGTTGCTGGTCACTTCGTACGTGATCGCCGGCAACGTGCTTAGTTGTGGCCTATAGCCGTGCGTGATCGGATACGCAGCGAGTTGCGCAGTGTTGTCGAGCATGTTGCGGATCGCGGCTTCAAGGCTCATACAACCTCCTCGGCTTCGATCACGGCGACCATGTCGGCTTCGTCAAGGTTCGTGATACCCATGATGCGGAACGTGCGGCCACGGACCACGAGCCGAAACGTCTCGTCAATGCCCCACTTTTGGAGCGAGTTCCAACGGCATCGAATCTCGGCACGCCTCACCGTTGCGACGCCGTCGGCGTACTGTTGCTCGGCTGCCGAGTCGGTGCGGAGATCCACCCACAACGGCGGGTTGCCGTTCGCTGCCGCAGTGAGATCGTTGAACGTGCCGCTGCGCTGGCCGAGATCGTCGGTCGTGCCGCTCGGTTGGAGAACCGATGCGGGGAAACGTAGTCGGCCGCTGCCGATCATCGTAGCGCCCCACGCGCGCTATACGCGTTCAGAATGTACTTGAGCGATAGCGGCACTTCGGCGAGCGACGCCACCGAGGTTGCATCGGGGTTGGCGTACCACGCGCCCACGAGCCCCACAATTGCTTGCTGCAACGCGTGCGGCACCTGCACGTAGCCTGCATCATAGGTCACGGTCGGATAGGTGCCTTCGTATATCTCGGGCGTCTGTTTGAACTGCAACGCCGTCAGACTATCAGTGTCATCGACGTACCAATCTGCGGTTGGCATCGTCGTGAGCACGTTGCTGCCGTTGTAGTACGTCACCGCGGTGACCTTCCCCACTGGCTGAACTGGCAGCACGAAGCGACGCCACTTGTCGAGTTTAGCGGTACGCGTTTCGCTCGCGAGCGACACGCCAGTTTCGCGCTCGATCACTTCGCCGGCTGCGATACATAGCGTCGTCAGAATGACATCATCGGCGTCCACGTCAATGCGCAAACGCGTCTTGAGAATGTCGATCGGTATAGGTGTCGCAGCCATGAAACCCGCGCTGGGGGTTTCCCCCCAACGCGAGCAAGGTAAGAAAAAGCGCTTCGTGAACTGCTGAAATCAGCAGGTGATCGCAGCGAACGCCGCAGGGAGCATGATGTGCGAATCGGTCCGTGCGTACGTGTAGAGGTTGACGTTGTGGTTCGCCGCCCCGCTGTACGGGTCAATGAGCGAAGTCATACCAGTGCGGTCGAAGATTTCAAAGTAGTTGAAATCTCCAACGACCGCAAAGATGTTGTTGTTGGAGGTAGCCGTACGAACGTATTGACCGACGCTGTACGGCACACCGTAGAGCAAGCCCGGAGCGCCGCCGACCATCGTGCCCGCGTTCGATGAGGCTTGCGTCCAAATGTATTCCGTAGCGCCGGAAGTCACGTAAGCATTCTTCAACTTGCGAGCGACGCGCACGAACGTGTCAGAGAGAAGCCAACGGAACCGCGGCGAGTTGCGGTACTGCGGCGCAACAAGGTGCACGGTATCAATGACGTTGTCGGCGGTCACAGTGGTGACGGCGGCGCCACCAAGGTCAGTCACCTGCGAAAGCCCGGAAAGCGCAGTTTGCGCAGCTGAACCCGCAATGCCTTCGGGTTGGCTAGATCCGGTGCCGATGGTGTACGCCTCTTCCATTTTGAGCGCCATCGAAAGGCCGATGCGGCTTGCAACCCAATCGAGGCCGCTGCCGATGCCGCCTTGACCGATTGCGTCTTCAATGAATTCTTGAGACATCGTCGTACGGCACACGTACTTGTACGGCACCACGCTAATCGCAGTGCCGAAACCCGGATCACTCGCACTGATCGCATCAGCTTCGGCAACAAGAGCTGTCGTCGGAAGGCTGCCCTCCACGGTAATCGTGCGCTTGGAGTCGATCGAGGACACGGGGGCGATAGAGCGCAGCACGTTCGCCTGGTACATCTTCTCAACAATGCGGCGCTCCATGTCGGTAGGAATGCCAGCGCCCGAGGTGCTCGTTGAGAGTGCGCGCATTTCTGCGGCATCGCCACGCGCGACAGCCATCAGCCAACGCTTTGCGTACTCACTGCTCGCAAGATCGTGCTTGACGTCGGCACGCGCAACCACGCCGCGGAACTGCGGCTGCAAGCGCTCTTCTTCGAGTGCCTTCAAACGCTCTTGCGCTGCGCGAAGCGCGATGCGGTCTTGGGTCATGCGCTCGACGGCGTCAAGGTCAGCATCGATGCGCGCGATCTTCTCGCGCTCTTCTCCGCTTCCGCGGATCTCAACGTGGTGCGTCTGTGCACCAGTGCGAGCCGCAAAGCGGTCGAGGGTCTTGCGGTACTCGTGAACGGTGTTTTCGAGGTTGGTCAACTCTTCAGACATGGTCTTTCATCCTGTGCTTGTGAATCTCGAGCCGCAGCGCCGCGGCTTCAATGGCAGCCGCGGAAACACTCCGCAGGCTCGATGAGGTCTTGTCGCCGTACGCGGCATCGACAACAACGCTGAGCTCGACGAGTCGAGCCGCGGT